TAACATTTTATCCAAATACTCAAAGAATTCTTTTTTATACTTGAAGAACATTCCATTCGGGTCAATCTCGTGATAACAATCGGACTCTTGCCAAATCATTGGAGTCCCATTCATCATACAATCAGTACCACTTACCGACCACCCATAATTTGTTTGTCTCATCTGAACACCAACTTTACATTTCTGAAGTTGGTTGTAGTATTCGTTCTTTGCTAACTTTGTATTATCAATCCAACCAAATGGCACTTTACCACTCAATTGTGGAATCCACACAGTGAAATCTTGTCGTTGAGTACGATACTCTTCCATCAGTTCAATAAACTTTGGATATCCTTTGTATGCCGCTGGTCGGTGGTTAAACACAATGATATTTTCTTTTGATGGTTGAATACCACTAACTACTTTATCAGCAGGTAGACCCAAATTCCATACCTTTAGAATACCATCTAATTTTTGAGCAAACTCCTCGTTAAAGATTTCCTTTGCTTCAGCAAGAACTCTATTCTTTTGGTCTTGAGTATTAAGATAACAAGTATCCATTTGTGATACTCCTAACAATTCAATAGGTAACCACAACCACTTTGCTTTACCTTTTCTATTATCAGGCCCGTTACACGATTTCATTTCCCACCAATGACAATAACCCACAATTTTTGTGTCCATTGATTTTTTATATCTACCAACTTGAGGCCAGTCCGGCAAGTGTGAATAGATTACATCATAGTCAATGTCCTTCAGAACTTTTATGAGGTCACTTGATGGGAACGCTCTCTGATTCATCATATCACCCGGAATGTGAATCTCAACTTGTTTTACATTTGGTAGGTTCAACTTTTTAGTAACGCTACCCTTTGGAATTAATACATTCCAATAGTATTCACCATAGTTTTCTAACGCTTTGATATGATTATGGATTACATCAATAAATGAATCCTTTTCAATGTTAGATGAATTTGTAATGTTCGGGATTACCAATACCTTTCTGGCATTTTTGTAATCTACTGATTCCCAGAAATTCATATCATATATTTCTTCTGAATTGCATCGAAGATGATTGGGATGTTTAACTTATCTGACCACATTTCCTGTGCTTTGATTCCACCAGTAGTCATTCGTTGAGCAACTAATATGATAGAATCGGCGTCAGTATTAACTGCGTAACCCGCGGCTTGAGCTACATCCAATGCTTTAATTTCTTCTTTCTTACATTCTACGATGATTGTTCTTGTTTCAGTTTCTATAAAAATATCAGGACGACCAATGGGTAGTTCAGTTTCAGTAGATACTTGTTGGTCAAAATTATCTAAAGATATACCATATTCGTGTCTTAATTTATCATCATCTTTAAGCGATGATTTCCATTTATCTCTAACTTCTTTACTTTCACCATAGTGTAGTGTTTTTGTTAGATTTCGTTGTCTAAATCCTCTGTCTTTCAACCACTCATCCAATGCACTTCTCATCTCATGAAAGGTTTGTGTGTTTTCATTTAATGTGGATTTCATCATACCCGGCTCTATACCCGATACCAAACTAACCTCACACCAAAAACTTTCAGCCCTACTGCTGGCGGTTAATTGGTGAAATAATAAAATCTTACCCTTTGTAGCGTCTTTACCGATACCAGATGATTTAAACTGAACTCCCGATGTAGATGCACTCCAACCATATGGTGATGATTCAGTACCATACACATCATTGTATAATTTGGGTGATGTGTTTTCGTAATATTCTTTTGCGCTTAATGGGTGAGCTTTCCTACCAGCACTTACCAATACTTCCCACCCGTTACCCTTTAAAGGTACATTTTTAAATTCGGGTTGATTTTTACCCAACATCAAATCACTATCTATGATATTATTTTTATCAGATAATGTTGGTCGGTGAGATTTGATATCTTGACGAGTTACTTTACCATTCTCATGTATATACTTAAATGTTAACTTTAAATCCCCATCATCTAAATAATCAGCATAAGTAGCGCCAATATATCTGACCATGCTATTGAAAGATGTGATATTTTTTGGATATGTTTTTATATCCCGAATTATTAATGTAGTACCATATGGAGTGCTATTACATATTGTTCGTTCCTCATCAAACGTTGCAATCTTTTCAGATGGGTCAGTTAATGAAAATTTGGGAGTCAATGTATAAACAACATCCTCTTCGATTCTTGGTTTTGTTTGTAAATAAAAAGTATTACCTAATGATGCAATAGCGGCTTTCATACCAATCCCACTAAAACTAAACAATTGTTTACCTTGATTTACTTTTTTTCCCATTGAGATAACCTCTTCCAAATTACCATCAGGAATACCAATTGAGTCATCATTGATAACGATTTCCTTATTAGGAATATCTATTGTTACTTTACAATGAGTTTTACCATCAAGGGTCATTGTATTATCAATCAACTCTGATATAAGTTGATAGAATTGACGGTCGGTTCTACCCAAACCTTTCCACAAACCCACATAGTTTTTTCCCGCTATGGTACGTTTATTAGTAACTTGTGGTTCTAAAACTTCAGCCATAATTTATTTTTTCCTTTAAACATTATTATTCGAGGTACTCCGACCCCATTATTGTCCTACTAATATACGAAACATTTTCGTAACCACCAAACTTTTTACCAAAAACTTACTTGATTTTCTGGCTCGTAAGTTTCGTGTCTTTCTGCTGCTGGTAAGATATCCTTGATATCCTTTGGTGGAGTTTCACAAGGATGTTTGAGTGCTTTCATCAATCTTCTCTTCTCACCCTTGTTTGTTGGTAGAATCTGAATGTACCTTAACTTGGACATTTCCTTTCTTCTCCAAAATTCTTTATATCCCTCTTTACCAATTTCAGTTTTGAGGTGTTCTAAGTTGTGACTACCCCATCTTGAGAATACAGTCCGTGAATGGATGTATTGACCATCTTCACCTTCTAAACAAATACCATAGTTTGGCATCAGTTGGATTTTGTTGGTGTCTTGGAATAACCAATTGGTAGCACGGTAGATACCACCCAAATGACCTTGGAACGGGTCTGAATAGGATAGTAACATTTTGATGTTGGGTGCGTGTTCCCTCATCCACTTAAATGTTTGTCCTAATGCGTATGATTCGATATTTGACCCATATCCATCGTGAATGAACAATCGGGTCAACTCCAAACATTGGTCGTTACCCAATCCATCAATAATAGAGGTTACAGCTGACCTTCCTACTGGAAATCCATAGACTGCGACCCCAATCAGTTGTTCATCATTTCCAAGAATGTCTTTCTCATCAGTTTTGTAGAAGATACCCAATGCATACCTACACATAGTCCATGCATGAGAATAATGATACTTTACAATCATATCCTTTGCAATGGCTTTGTTGATTTCACGAATGGATACTCGTGAGGTGTCTACATATGTCTTATTTGGTTCTTTCAATTGGGTCTAATTTTATAATTTCCAAATCTTCAGTATCACCACCCTTTGGATAAGGGAATGATGGGTGTTTCAGATTCTTTAGGAGTCTCCTACGTTCACTACCTTTACTGAGAATGTAAACATACCTATGTTTTCTTGGCTCTTTACGAATCCAAAATGGTCTATCAATTAACTCTTGTATTTTAGCTGGCTCAGTAGTTCCATATTGTGGAAATATAGTTCTACCATGAATCCACTCACCATCTTCTTCAAATTTGAATCCCCACGAATCGTTGTATCTAAGTTTGTTTCCTTGATATATCCAATTTGTTGCTTGGTAGATTGTTCCAGCGTGACCTTCTTTTGGGTCTGAGTATGATATGAGTGCTTTTATTTGTGGTGCGTTTTGTCTTAACCATTCAAAGGTTTGTCCTAAGAACCAACTTTCGATGTTGTGACCATACCCATCAAATACAAATAAACGAACTAATTCTAACACCTCAGTTCTATCTAAGACATCAGATATAGACTGACCAGTTAACCGACCAATGGGGTCACCATAACAGGCAACCCCAATGAGTTTATCGGTTGACTCAAAGAATTGGTGAGAGTCATCTTCAACATATAATCCAATTGCGTAAGACACCTTTGTCCATGCGTGAGAGTAGTGGTTAGTTATAACCATCTCTTTTGCTACTGATTTAGATATACCCCTTATTGATAGTTTAGATGTGTCAGTATAAACTCTACCTTCTACTTTCATTGATAGTCATTAAATTCACCAAAAATTAAGTGAGTCCAAGTTTCACCTTTTACAATCTTACGAATGTTGGCAGGTGATACGCCATTGTTTCGGGCCAATACTCTAATGTTTCGGTGACCCACAGCCCACAATCTACGGATAGACTTTACTTGGTCCTCCGTAAGTTTATGTTGTGGGTGTGATTCTCCTCTTAAAGCCATCTTAAACTTCCTCATCAAAAGGAATTTCTAATTGACTCTGACCGGCAGTCAAGAACTTTTCAATGCTAGGTGGCGAGAAGTTTGGCCCTTTTAAAATCTTCCCATCTTCACGATAGATTGGTTTACCATCTTCACCTAACTTTGACATATTAGAACGATGTACCTCATCGAACACGTCTTCAATCAAATCTTGCAATCCGTGAGAAACCATAGTTCCCAAAAGGATATACAATTGGTCTGCAAGCGCATCCGTAATCTCTACAAGGTCATCATTATTACAAGCTTCCAAATACTCCGACAATTCCTCTTTACCTAAGTTATACCTCAGCATAGAGGTCTCAGAGTCTAATAGGGTTGGTTTTGTATTTCGTGTACTATTGTATGCACTTTGGAAGTCCCAAAGTTGTTGTAACTGTTTTTTCATAATACTAATATACGAATTTATTTTGAATTTTCCAAAAGTATTTCACCATTTGTTACAGCTGATGGAATGGTATCCCACAAATTGATTGCAATTGCGTATCGAGTTCCACGAGTAACTTGAGTAACTCGGTGTGGTTGTTGACCTGCTGGGAAAATAATCAATCTATTTGGTTTTGCTTCAATACGTTCTGGCTCTGCGCCTTCTTTACTGAATACTTCAAGATACCCACCATCAATATCATGTTCCCATGGATAGTAAACTGTACCCATTATTGGAGTTCTTAGTTCACCAGTTTCCTTGTGCCAAGCTTCGTCTTTATCAAAATGCATATTTAGGTTATCATTGTTTCCATCTTCATTATCTTCTGAAGAATATACACCAATCCAATACTCAAATCCATATAATTGATATATGTGGTCTGATGGACAATTATGTCTCCAAATATACTCGATTAACTTCTTTTTGGTTGTGTCTGCTGGTGAACTCCACCAACCATCCCACCAATGGTAACCTTTTACATCAAAAAAAGTAGAATCATTCCTAATTTCATTCAGAAACTCTTCATCTTTAATAAAATTATCAATAACTATCATAACTTAAACATTTAAATATTCGGATTCGGGCTTAGCTCCGATAATGCGTTTCACTTCTTGTCCACTTTCTAACAAAACTACCGTGGGAATATTTCTTACGTTGTATTGTTGTGCCAAGTCTGGTTGTTCATCAACATTGACTTTTTGAACAGGAATTGTGTTGTTAACTCGCTGCATTACAGGTCCTAACATTCTACATGGACCACACCATGGTGCTGAAAAGTAAATATATTGTTTCATAATTTGTTCCTTATCCATCACAACTTAAACAATCAGGGTCAGTAGCACGTGTTGCGATGTCACCACGAAGGACCGACTCTGTTCTCATATAATATAGTGTTTTAACTCCCTGCTTCCAAGCTTCCATATGAATTTGATTAATCCACTTTGGAGTAGCTTGTGTTGGGAATGCTAAATTCAATGAAACTGATTGGTCAACGTATTGTTGTCTTACACCCGCTTGTCTTACAAGTTCCAATTGATTGATTTCTTTGAATGTTTTAAACACATCCTTTACCCAATCAACTTCTTGCCTTTCAATAGAGTCATTTGGAATGTCCTCTCTTTTGGCCAATTTACCATTGACATATCCCCAATCATCCAATTCATTAATTTCTTGAACCGAACCACCATCTTGTAGGATTCTATCCCAAGTGTCCTTATTGTTAATACCAACTTTACGAAGAACTTTTTCTAATTCATAGTTCTTACGAATGAATGTTCCTTTAGCAGTTTGTTCAGTAAATACGTTTGCTGCCCAAGGTTCAATACCTGGAGAAACATTGCCACTTAATTTAGAGTTAGATACAGTAGGCGCAATAGCCATCAAGTGAGTATTTCTCATACCAGTACCAACACACCATAGTGGTTCACCATATTCTTCGGCCATATCACGAGATGCTCTTTCTGCTTCAATCTTCATTTGAGAAAAGATTTTACGAGTTTCAAATTGAGCAGGAAGACCTTCAAACGACATACCTTTTTGTTGTAAGTACGTGTGCCATCCAAGAACTCCAAGACCCAATGCTCTACCTTTTTCAGCAGAACGGACTGAGTTCTCAAATCCTCTCATATTCTTAGCACGTTGAATAAACTCTTCGAGTACACCATCCAAGAACCAAGTAGCCGTATAGATAAGGTCGGTATCTTTCCACTCATCAAATTTTGCTAAATTGACTGAAGATAAACAACACACAAATGAATGTGATTCATCGGTATGAAGTGCAATCTCACTACAAATGTTGGTCATGAATACTTTCAATCCATTTTGTTTGTATGCTTCAGGGTTGTTCTTATTAACATTACCCTTAAACATGATATATGGTTCTCCAGTTGCTTTTCTCTTTTGAAGTACCTTACCCCAACGTCTACGAGCATCAGCATCACCATCTTCAAGTTTTCTCATAAACTTATCACCAACAACTACACATTGGTGTAGGTTAAGTGATTGTCGGTTTACATCGCCCTTTGGTTCTCTGATTTCAATCCATTCGTCAAAGTCACCATGTTCAATGTTAAGGTTAACTGAAGCTGCTCCTCTACGAACCGAACCTTGACTTGTAGCAAGGATTGTTGAGTCATAGATTTTAGCAAATGGAACTACACCATCAGATGTACCATTTTGTGTAATCTTTGAGCCGGCAGGTCTAATCATATTTAAACCAATACCAACACCACCACCATGTTTGGCGAGTAACATCATTTCTAAGTTTTTGTTTCCGATTTCTTGAATGGAATCACCAACATCAATACCAAAACAAGATATAGGTAATCCCCTATCGGTGCCAGTATTAGATAATACAGGAGTAGCGAGATTAAGCCAACCCCTCCATATGTAATCAAAAAACTTACTTGCAAGTTGAGGTTTACCCAATCGTCTTGCAACTGCCGTTGAAACTCTCCAATATGCATCTTTAGGCGTTTCACCTACTAAAAGATACCCTTTTGAAATAGTTTTAACATATATTTCCGTATTTGCCCAAGTAGGGAAGTCAACTCCCAACTCCCAACCTAGGTCTTCTCCATAATTTTTCGCCATAACTAATTAAAATTAAAATATATCATCCCAATCTTCACCTTCGTTTGCCTTACTGTAATCAGTAGGTCTCACTGCGAAGAAGTCGGTATGTGTTGTACCACCAGTTAAATGATAGAACCACTCCAACTCATTAGCTGATTCTTCATTGTATTCAAAGTGAAAGTCTCCACCTGGGATTGCGTTATATCCCAACTCACCCAACTTTTCATTAACTCTACGTCTAATGAAGTTTTTGAGGTCTTCTTTTTTAAGGTTTTCCAAATCACCCATTTCGAACATTTTGTCGATGTAGTTGATTTCCAAATCTAACATAATTTGGGCTGCTTGGATAACATCATCCTTAACATCTTCTAATAGTTCAGGGTATTCACTACACATATGTCTGAATAATTGACATCCCATTTTAGAATGAAGAGATTCATCTCTTACACTCCACTTCATTTGTTGACCAATACCCTTCAATAGATTTCTCATTTGGAAGGAGTATAACACAGCAAATGATGAATAAAGTGCCACACCCTCAGCGAATGCTGAAAAGATAGCGAGAGACCTTGCAACTTCAATACGAGCATCAGCATCCCACTTCAAATCGTCATAGGTATAGTTGTTAGATACCTTAGCAAGATTTTCAAATCTCTCAGCAGTTGCTGGTTCGTGTAGGAATGCTTCAAAGTTATCTAATCCTAAAGATTCATTTAAATATGAATATGCAGTAGCATGAATAGTTTCTTGTGAACCAAACATCATTGCCATTTGCTTAATTTCGTGTTTTGGAAACCAATTGGTCACCATTGTAGTCCAATAATCAGAAACCGCACACTCCGTTTGAGCAAAACCTAATAGAATGTTACCAACTAAGTTTTTTTCCTCGACTGACAAATTTTCATTCCAATCTTTGATATCACCCTGCATTGGGATTTCAGTATGTAACCAAAATGCTTGTGCTTGCTTCAACCAACCTTCGGTGTAGTATTCTGGATATTCAAATGGTTTAAATGGTATACGATTTTCAAATAGGGACATATAGTTTCTCCTGTAAATTGTTAGACATAATTTTTAATATAGGTGAATATAGATAGTATGATTTCTTGTTTAAAAGTCAATATTTCCCCTCATTTCTTTATATTTTTGAGCAAGTTCTTTTCTTACTAAACTCTCCCCACTTTTCATCTCTTTTTTGGTTTGCATACCATTAATGGAATCGTCATTATATATGTGAATTTGACCAGTTGAGAAGTTTGCTTTAGAAGGAAATGTCATACCATCAGGCCCAAAACGATTCTTAATAACGTGCCATCTACCAGTCCCTGCAAGTTTGTCTTCAATCTTACGAGATAGTGATACCACAAAATCAGCAGTCATCATTTTTGAGAATGAACCAGCAATCTTTGTACCTGTAATAATGTCATCTTCTGCACCACTTCTATTAATCTGAGATGCTGTGAACACTGGAACTTCGTACTCACCTGCCATACCTCTAAGGTCTTCGATGATTTCTTCCAACTCCTCATGTCTCTTTTCCTTAGCAGGTCCTCTCAAAAGGTCAGCATAATCCACAATCACCACATCTGGCTTCTTACCTTGAAGGGTCATCTTATCCATATGTGCTTTCAAAGATGTTACACTCGCAGTTTTGGTTGGATAGTGTTTGACAACAAGGTCACCCTTTACATTCTCAACTGCCTTTCTAACATCCTCCATGTTATATTTGAGGTTTCCCACTGCAACTCCACTTAGAACTGCGTCATATCTTTGACCAGTGTAACCTTCATTCAATTCCAAAGTGTAATGTGCGACTGTTTTACCCTTCTTCATTGCGTTTACACCAATGTTTACCAAAGACCATGATTTACCAATTCCTGGTGGAGCTGCGAATAGGATTAACTCACCCTTACCAAATCCACCTTGTGTAATTTCATCGATAACATCCCAACCAGTAGATACCACATTACGAACTTGGTCTTCATACCTTTCGGTAATCATAGTTTTGTACTCATGACCAATGTCAGAATCTTGACCTGCTTTCATAGCAGTATCAATCTTCTTTTTGATGGTATCATACTTACCATCTTCCAATAATGATACTGAATCCAATATGGCGTTCTTGATTGACTGATTTTTACAAAAGTCAAGAACTTGGTCTTTTACATATTGTAAGTCATCACTTTCAAGATGATTCCAAGCGTATTTTAAAGTATCAACGACTGAGGTTTTTAGTACATCACGTTCGATACTATTAATTTTGACTTTGAGAACATCCAAGGTTGGCATTTTCTCGTATTCATCAAAATGTTTCAGAATAGTCTTAACCAACCACTCAGCAGCCTCAGCATCAAAATATTCTGGCAATATAATATCATAGATTTGTCGTGTAAACGACCTATCTGATATCATTGCCGATATTACTTTTTGCTGAAATGTATTACTGAATTTACTTCCGAACTTCTCCATATTGATACAAATATACGACTTTAGTTTGAGATATCAAAATGTTTTCTTAAATTTTTGTCTAAAGATGTAAATGAATTTCTTAACCACGAATCCACATTTGAAAACGCAGTATATAACTTGTCATACATAAACATTTTTTTAAATTCTACCAAATCCAATTCAGGTTGGTGAGAATCCATAATCTCTCGTACATTTGATTTAATGGATGATGAAATTTCTGGGTCTTTGAGTTGCATTAAGTTGTAGTTCAATTCAATAGTTGTAACATTTTCAGTCAACTTTTGTGACAACTTATCATCACACTCTTTTGAACATTTCTCAATGAATGTGTCTAAAGATAGTTCAGAATCGTTCAAAAAGCCCATTTTAGAGTGTATTGTCTTTTCCCCAATTCCACGAATACCCTCAATGTTATCAGATTTATCACCCGTAATAACACGATAAAATACAAGGTTTTGTGGTATAACACCATACTCCTCTTTTACAAGTGCCTCATCATACATTTTTTTCTTAGTAGGGGCCCATACTTTAATTCGAGGGTTTACCAATTGTAAAAAGTCTTTGTCTGATGAGATGATTGTAACTTCTTTTTTAAAGTAGTGGTTAGCCAGATATGCAATGATATCATCGGCTTCCACATAATCAATGTAGGTAAGGGAAACGGGTAGGACTTGTAGGTATTGAATCAATCTAGCGAATTGCTTTCTCATGGATTCTCGTTGGTCCTCCAAGTCCTCATATCCAGCCAATCTATTGATTTTAGTTAGACCAGTACGACCTTCCTTATAACCTTTATAAACTGACTTTCTACGATTTGACCCCCCTTTACCATCAAATACAATAACAACACGAGTTGGTTTCAATCTTCGGATGGTAGCAGCAGTGGACAAGAGAAACCCTGTCACACCACCACAATGTTCACCATCGTCATTAAGCGCCGGAACTGCTCCAAAGACTCTAATAAATTGATTGAGCCCATCTATAATTAAAACTCTATCATTTAACTCTTCACTTTGTGTTTCGTTATGTTCTTTACTTACCTCTTTGAGAAGTTCCTTATACTTATTAATCATCGAAATCTGTTAATTCTACGTTGTCAATATTTGATTCTTCACTTGATTTTTTGTAAGACATAATATATGCATCACAAATTTCATTGTAGATTGAATCTTTCAATTCTGGTCTTTCATCTAACAAGTCTTCAAAGTTTTTTGCTTGAAACTTGATTTCTTCACCAGTTGGTTTATCTACATAAGTGTACCAAGCACCACTTTGGTCTACAAGTTTGTAGGTTTTCATCATTTGTAACCATGAACCATATTGGTCAATACCACTATCAAAATAGATATCATAATCTACTGAACGTAGTGGTGGCCCCATACGATTCTTAATTACTTGTGCACGAGTCTTAATACCTACAACTTGGTCTACTCCACCTACCTTTGACTTTAACTGACCCATTTGTTTCAATCTTAATCTACATGATGAGTGGAACGCAATTGCCTTACCACCACTTGTAGTCCAAGGGTCACCAAATGATACACCCATACGAGTTCTCAATTGGTTTGTAAAGATTAGTGAGATTCTCTCCCTTCCAATAAGATTAGTTACCTTTCTCATTGCTTTCGAGATAATGATAGCTTTCTGAGTAGCGTAACCTGCTTGGTCATAATCTGCTGAAATCTCAACTTTGGTAGATGCACCTGCAACTGAGTCTACTACGATTGTAACCAATTTCTTTTTGTCAGAGGAACGTACTGACTCAATAATGGAGTCAATTGCCTCAAAGATGTCTTCCACAGTTTCCAATGGAACATACAACATCTTTTTAATGTCCACACCAATGGCTTCAAGAAACTCTTGGTTAAGGGCGTTTTCGGTGTCAATATAAACACCAAGTCCACCCTTCTTTTGGGTGTCTGCGATTGCGTGAGCTGCAAGAAGTGATTTACCACTACCCTCCAATCCCGTAATCTCAGTAATTCGACCAACAGGTAATCCACCATTAGGTCGGTTTGAGATTGCTAAGTCCAACGTAGCGGAGCCAGTAGACACCCACTCATCAAGGTCGGTGGGTGTCTGCTCCTCCCCATCCAAGAAGAAGGCTACTTTGTGAGCAGACTTAAACTTCTTGTTTAGGTTGTTGGCTAGAATCGTAGATAGTTCATCACGAGAACTTTCGATTTTCTTTGCCATAAATTAAAATTAGTCGTTAAATAAATCGTCAAATGCTTCTTTTACATTAGACACGGGACTAGCCGTTTGTGTTGATTCGGTTGTGTCCGCGTTAGGTTCTGGTTTTGAATCTTCAACTTTACCAGTTTCCAACCACTGCTCCAACATACCTTGCATTTCCTCGTAAGATGCTCTCTTGAACATAGAAGGAAGTTCAATTTGGTCTTTAGAAATTTCCAAAATGTTCTTGTCCTCTGAAATAGGGGTGGTTGATGGTTTTACACGAATGTAAGTTTCAGGATAAGACTTACCAACCTCAGCTGCAGTTTTAAACTCTACTGTGATGTCACGACCACCATTGGGTCAGTTAAATCACCATAGTCTGGGTCAGCAAAGAACCCAAGAAGTTCTTGATAAACATTCTTACCAAATCCCCAAAACTTAACACCTTCAGATTCTTCACCACGAACCAAGATAGGAACGTAAGTACGAAGTTTTGGTGTCAATTGACGAGATAATTGGTAGTCATCACGATTACCAGTTGCCTTTAACTTTTCAGCAAATTCCAATAGTGGGTCTGCTTCACCAAAAGAAGATGGTGAAATGATGTTTTTACCACCAAAACCAAAATGGAAGTAAAGTTCAATGAAAGGGTTTGCTGTGTTGTGGGTATAAGGAAGAATCCTTACTTGCTGCTTACCCGGAGAGGGTTTCCACAAATTGTCAGTCTTTGTTACTTTTGTCTGAAGAGTGTTCAGACGATTACGGATTGCGTTCAAATCGATTGCCATAATTTTCCTTTTTTTATTTATTAATTGTTAAACTTGTCACTAATATACAACATTTGGGTGACAAATCCAAATGTATTTCAAAATATTTTTTATTTTTTAGTTTTTTGTGGGTTATACCTGTTGGTATTGTACCTACTGGTATAAATATGGAGCTGATGTTAATTAACGTCAATAATTCGGAACAAACTCGTCTTCATTATTTTGTAACTATCACCATCAGTTAGTATTAGTGAGTTACGATAATTTTCCCATTCAACTTGATACGATTTATCTTGTATACCACCATTCAAATCGGTGATTAGTTTGTTCAATGCATTTATCGTATACATTGTATTGGTTTCTTTTTTCCTATGAACCATAATAGTTCCTGGCAGAAATCTATGTGTTGGGTTTGGTATAATATTATAACTAACCACTAACTCTTTTGATGGGTCTAATTTTAAAACAAATATTTTACGGCTGAATAGGTCATATTTAAATATTTGTGCTACTATATTGTCAAATGATTCTTCATTTGTGAATGTACATAATAATTGTGTTCTCACTCATATCTCCTGTATTATCCGTATACTTCCTCTTGAGCTGATTTAAGTCTGTTGGCAAATCCTTTTTGATTTAACTTCATCTCAAACTTAAATTGACCACCATAACCACGACCATCCTCTCTAATAACAATATCAGCCACTTTAAAGACCTCACCAGATGATTCTATTCGGTATCCAACAAATGGTCCATCGGGACTTGATTCAGCGACAAGATTTTCTTTAAGTTTGTTATAATCATCAGTACCGAAAATTGTTTTCATTGTATTTTTATCTAATGAATATGGTCCAATGGCCATAGTTTCTTCACCCTCTGATACTGCCTTTAGTGGGAACTCAGAACGAATCTCACCCAGCATACCTTCTTTCATTTTAGGATTTTCGGTGATTGCTTTTACTGATTTTTCTTGGAACTCTCTATGCTCTCTATCATCTCTATCTACGATTTCACTTGCAGACGTGTCACCAGCTTTGGCTAATGAATTAATAGCAGTCCAAAGAACTTTTTGCTTATCTCGTGAATTACCTTCCAATGCGTCATC